CATAACATTATTTTAACTGTAACCCCAAATATAGTTATTTACTTTGAGAATTACAAATCGTTCATCAAATCGTTAAAGTCATCATCATCAGTCTTCTCGACATCAGGAACAGAATCACTATCGTTCATTGCTGTAGGAGCAGCTCCCTCATAAGCCTTCTTTTGTTGGAGTTCCCAAGCAGAGAATCCAAGAGCATCTCCTAAGAATCTTTCAGAAGTATATGCTTCTTTAGTCTTACTATTAACTCTTACGAAGTTAGGAAGTGCTGCATAAACTACTCCGTTATTATTACGGCCAGCAAGTAACAAACTAGATGTTACTGTAGATCCATCGAGAATCTTATGTAACAATGCGATGAACTGATCAAATGTGCTAATCTTTGCACACATAGCTACATACTTGTCATACTTATCTTTTGCATAAGTATCTACAACTTGAGCTGCGAAATAAAGAACTCTCTCCATATCAGAAGGCATTTCAGACTCATGTCCGTTAGCGTTCTTTACTGTACGACGCTCCTGACCTTGCTCATTAGGTTCGAAAATTCTCTCTCTATATATACCTTGAGGACAAGAGAATGTGAAATCCCATGCTCTCCAAGTACCACCATCTTGACGTTTACCTGTGAGTTCCTCACTAATACCATCAAACTTTACATCGTTATAAATATTCCAAGCTCTTAAATAATTACCACCTGCGTTAGTATTGATACTAGCAACATTACCAAAATTCAATGCCATATTAATTCAAATTTAAATTTTTACCTATTATTATCTACCAAATTAAAGATCATTGAAACTGAAATCGTCTTCTGTAATTTCTAATGAATCTTCTTCATCTTCTACATCTTCTTTTAAATCGAAGTCTTCTTCATCTTCTGGTTCAGGTTTGGCTTCTGGTGTTACGTCAGGAGTTGATTCTCCACGTAATATAAACAGACCATCTTTGCTAGGATGTGCTTCTAATTCAAACTCAGTACCAAATGCACGAAGTTCATCATTAGCCTTACCACGACAGCTTACTGTATTTGTCTTAGTAAGTTTATTTCCTCCCTTAGTTCCAAATGCTTCATCAGAACCAATTACAGGAATTGTTTGCTTTCCTACTTTCTGGAATTTAATATCAATCTTATCTCCAGCTTCTACACCAAGAAGATCTGTTGCACCAGTTGTGAGAATATATTTGTTATCTTCAAGTCTAAGAATAGGAGTTGGATTATCATCTACTTTAGATTTAGATGAAGAAGAACTAGAAGAACGAGGTTTCTTAATAGAATCATCCTTTAATTCTCTAGTTTCTTTAATAATCTCTCCTGTCTCTTCATCGATCCATTCATTCGTTACAGTTACTTTATATAACTTCATCAATCACCATTATTATAATTGTCAATAACTTTCAAAATCTCACTCATATCATTATCTATTAATAAAGAATCATACATTCCCATTGGAGTCTTTGCTACATGTTCTCCATCAGAATTGGTTAAGAACTTATAATCCATGGTATCTCCATTAGGAATAGCCATAGCGTAGAATACATAAGTAAACAAACCTTCAGGAGTTACCTTCTCTTGAACCATTTTACCAATAGTCTTTAGAGTCCAATGTGGATTAACAGCATCTCCTGTATTTTCTGAATGGGCTGTAAATATTAAAGTAAGATCGTCACGAAGTGAATCAGCTAATCTTAACAAATCAGTGAAATCACCACCAATATCATTAAACTTTTGGAATCCAGTTTCAGACCTTCTATCCATATATTCAAAACACATAGTATATTGAAGGTCATCAACAACTATGTTCTTGATTTCTGGACGCTTAGCATTAACAAATTTGATAATCTTTGCAATACTAGAACTTTTAGATGTTTGACACCAATTTCCTTTATTCTCTTTAGTATCAAATTTTGTATATTGCTTCTTCCATCCTCTCCAAGGAAGAGGTTTAGAAGTAGTAGTAATTATAAAAGTTTCTTCTGGATTTAAATTTCTAAGACTGGTGCTTTTTCCTTGACCACTCTCACCTAGTACTAAAATTGTTTCAGCCATTTAAATTGTAAAAGTCATTTTTGGTTTTTCTTCTAAAATTTCATCTGGAACGTCTTTTACTTCATCTTCTTTATCCATCAATAAATACGCAGGATCAGTATATTTAGTAAAGTCAAATATTTGATTTGCTCTAGGTAATTCTTTCCACATACCATTATGTCCAAAGAAATTACAACCTATTTCAACATCACTATCACCATATCTATTCTTTAAAACAGTTATAGATCTAAATTTGTCTCTTAATATACTGATATCATAATCATTGTGTGTATTCAATTTCTCTCGATGAGGATTAAAGATAGAAATGATTACTTCACTATCTTGAGCAACATTACCTGAATCTTTAGTATCATCAATCCTTAAATTATTCAAACCAAACTTTCTTCTGTCCATACTACCAGACTCTCTGTTTGCTTGCATAATTATAAGAGGACTGATTCCACACATATTTCTTAATGTTACAAGATACGCTGAAGTTAAATCAATTTCTTCTTTTAATTTACGAGGAGCTTTTGGTTGTAATAATGAAATATGATCAATTATTACTAAATGGATCAAATTAGGATTGTTTGGAGTATATATCTTACGATTCTTTAACTCTTCAAACTTTCCATCTTTCTCCAATTCTTTCATTAATGAAGCATATATTACATCAGCATTACAAGTTTTATCATAAATAGTTAAAACTTTTTCCACCTTTTCCAACCAAGCCATACTCTCTTTAACCATCTCATATATTTCATCTGGCAATATATAATCTTTCTTTCTTGATAATAATTCTTTAATAGATATATCAATTCCGTATGTTTCAAACATATGCATAGAAAGTAATTTACCAAATATCATATCTGCAGACATTTCAAGAGAATAATAAGTTGTTTTAAAGTTTCCATCCTCCAGGTGGTCACACAATGGTCTATATACAAAAGCATATAGAGCCAATGATGATTTACCACTACCAGTTGTTGAAAACAACAAAGTAGAAGTTGCCTTTGTTACTCCATCAATAATAGATTCTAGTTTGGGCATACCCATACTATAACCATGATTCTTTCCTTCTCTACCTCTATCGATTTCTCTAAGTAAGGATTGGGCTATCACAGCTGTCTGATTGCATTATAATTAATATTAACAATCTTTCCTTCTTTCAGAGCTTTTAATTCTTCCCATTTATGTTCGATAACAAATGTAGCTAAACTAAAGCAAATATAACCTACATTATTCTTTTGTTCCCAGTCGATAAGGTCTAGTATCTCTTGATGGAGATCTGGATCCCATTTAATTTCCTTACCATAGAACCTAAAGAAATCTTCAAGACTATCAAACTTCTTGGAGACACCTCTTAGAGATACAGTCATACCGTTAATAGTTCCAAACATCGGATAATGGTCAAATAAGTCTTTACCCATATCAAATGCAGACCTACAGAAATTCTTATCAAAATTCTTATTGAATTCTACATCTTCAGGTTTAAATTCTTCACCTTTATTTGGAATCTTATATGATTTAAGTATAATACCTTTATTTTGTAAAGATACTAATACGTCTCTAAACGTGTCTTTATTCCCAGGAATATTTAAATATCTAACTATATATACTTCTGGATAGTTTTCCCTATAGAGATATAATATCTTTACAACAAACAATTCTGTTGGTGTAAGACCATATTTCTCCATAAGTAACATTTCATTATCGATACTATAATCAAATTTTTGCAAAACAATTAACAATAAGTGTTATTTATATCCTTATCTCTAATTGTCAAAATTTTACTCTGGTTTCCCAGTTTTAGTATTTAACATATGAATTATTTCTTCAACATCTGCTTCAAGTGCTTTCTCTGCTTCTTTCGCACTACTATAGGTGGTACTAGTAATCCAATTTCCTTTTTTTCCAACTTGGTATTTCCACCTTTTATTTCCCACATACTGAATTACTACATTATAGTATTCAGCAATTAAACTGTCTAATGTTTCCATTAATATCTAAAACTAAATTTTTGGACAGGTTTCTTATATTCATCTGGTTCTTCATAACGTAATACTTGGTCTAATCCATGTTCATCTATAATAGTGTAAGAATCACCTTTATGAGAACGTTTGAACCATTCCAATTCAACGGTATTATTAAGAACTAAATTAAATATTTCTGCATGTTTACCAGCTTCTGCTCTTATAACTCTACCTCTTCTTTGAGTGGCTTTTGTTTTAGAACTATCGAGTCCTAATATAATTGCAACTGATGCTCCATGCAAATCAGCTCCTTCGTTGAGCTTATCACAAGAGTGTAATGTTCCAGAGTCAGATTTATCGAAATCATCAATCATTATACGTCCTTTTTTCTTAGTAACTTTACCAGTATATACATTCTTACCACCTTCAATAGCTTCTGCCATTGCTACATTCTTAGAGAATGTTATGATTTTAGAATTTTTCCTGGCATTCATTATTTTATTACACAACTCTATTTTCTTAGGATGATTGTTAATGAATTTCTTCCTTGCTTGGATTACTCTCATAAATCCCATAGAATGATATGTAATGTTCTTTAATGCGTTACTTTTATCTTCTTTAGATGCATTTTCTGGAACTATCTCGTCTCTCATTTGAATTCTTTTAACATATCCTTTCGGTCCGACCATTGACATAGCCATGTTAAAGTCGTAGTTAAAAA